TGATGGTGATTTTATCCTCCCTTGCCAGCCAGCCGATGGCACATGCCAGTTCCAGCGGATTCAATGCTGTGGCTTTCACAAGTTCTTCCCATGAGCATTTGTTGTCGTGCAGTACCCGCCATACGATGCCCGCGTTTTCTCCTATTGTTTCTTTATTCATAACTGTTTTCGTTTATCATGTTTATATTGGTTATTACAAGTATCTTATGCAAGAAGGTATGCGGCAAGAGACCGTTAATACTCGGATTAAATCATTAATCCTATTCCGACAACAATTATTCCGATTTATTTATTCATTTGCCAACAGACAAGATCTGTATTCAGAAGGTGAACAACCCGCATACAGCCTGAAATAACGTCCGAAAAACGTCTGTTCCGAGAAGTTCAGCCTGTGGGCCACCTCCTTGATGCTTATATTGGGATTGGAGAGCTGGCGTTTTGCCTCGATGATAACGAACATGGAAATCCAGTGCGACGGGGGCTTGCCCGATACCTCGTGTATCAATGTCGTGAAATAGCGGGGTGTCAGATTCTGCTGCTCGGCATAATATCGCACGTCCCTGCGGATGCGGAAGTTATTGTACAGCGCCACGAGGAAATTCTGGAAAACCTTGTCCTTGCGGGTCTGCTTGATGGTCCGCACGGGCGTATTGGCGATATAAGCGTCGATAACCTCATAGCAGAACGCCTGCACGAGTGCCGAGACCACCTGTTTGCTCAGGCGGGTGCAGAGGTCTTTCCTGCCGCGTACGCACTCTATGATCTCTTCGATACGTCTGTATTGATCCGCGGTAAGCGACACGAGGGGATGAAAACGGATATAGATGTGGCTCTGGGTGTCGGCGATGGAATCGAGCGAGGAGAGCACGAAGTCGAAGTCGGCCTTTCCCGCCACGCCCTGCAGGTCGTCGCTGAAACTCTTTATCTGCGTGTGCGTGAAAGCGGGATAGATATACAGGTCGCCGGCACATACGTTATACATACGTTCGTCCATCATAAGAGAGATGCTTCCCCGCTTGCACAGCAGAAACCCGTTCTGCTCGACATAGCCGACGGTGCCCCGGATATTCACGTTGCCGCTGTCTATGTCGAACAGTTCGATGTTGGGAGTTCCTACTGCGTTCATCTCAATCTTTCTTTTCCGGCTGTAAAGTAACAGAAAAAATGACAAAAAGTTCCGTCATTTCAGTATATATTTCATAAAATCGGACATATCATACAATTTTCACTCAAATTCATTCCAGCCCCTTCCAAGCCTATCGACTAATTTTGCATCATGAATAAATGGAAATATATGAAAAAGACTTGTATTGTATTTCTGGCGTTTGCCGGGCTGCTGGCTGTCAGCTCGTGCGGTAACAGGAAGACGACAGAAGCGGAAACTTCCGTTGTCCGGCTCTTTACGGTCAAGAACGCCGACGCCGCATCGGTTCAGGAATTTCCCGGACGCGTGAAGGCAGCCGAAGAAGTGAATATGGCTTTCAAGGTCAGCGGGACGTTGATGAACGTCCATGTCGAAGAAGGCGGCAAGGTTCGCAAGGGACAGCTCGTGGCGGAGATAGACCCGCGCGACTATCAGGTGCAGCTGGACGCCGCCGAGGCGGAGTTCATGAGGGTGAAATCGGAAGCCGGGCGTGTGATGGCGCTTTATGCCGACAGCGTAAGTACTGCCGATGCGTATGACAAGGCGCGTTACGGCTTGCAGCAGATTACGGCGAAATACGAGCACGCCAAGAACCAACTGGCCGATACTAAAATATACGCGCCTTTCGACGGATTCGTACAGAAACGGCTGTTCGATCCTCCCACGGTCGTGGCGGCCGGGATGCCCGTTGTCACGCTCGTATCGGGAGGCAGGCAGGAGATAGAAATCAATATCCCTGCATCCGCCTATATCCATCGCGACAGGATGGTCTCTTTCCATGCCGCGTTCGACTTCCTTCCCGGGCGGGACATTCCGCTCCATCTGATAAGCATTGCCCCGAAAGCCAATGCCAACCAGCTCTATACCATGCGGCTTTCCCTCCCGCAGGACGTGTCGCCGCAGCCCTCGCCCGGAATGAATACGATGGTAAAGATCGAGACCGGCGATGCTGCGGGCAAAAGAGTCCAAATACCCTCTTCCGCCCTGTTCAAAAAGGACGGGAAAAGCTGCGTATGGATTTATGATGAACAGAGCGGGACGGTAAGGATGCGTACTATTTCGGTAGAGCGGCTGCATACCGACGGCACGGCGATCGTAACCGACGGGCTTGCCGCCGACGAGCATGTCGTGGCGACCGGTGTGCACAAATTGACCGACGGCCAAAGGGTGCAGCCGATGGAAGAGCAGTCTGAAACGAATGTAGGAGGCTTGTTATGATGGATTTGGGAAAATGGGCTTTTGACAACAAGAAGCTGGTTTATTTTCTTGTCGCCGTTCTGCTTGTCGGCGGAATCCTCTCCGCATACGACATGAGCAAGCTGGAAGACCCGGAGGTCAAGGTGAAGATGGCGATGGTCGTGGCTACCCGCCCCGGAGCCTCCGCGCATGAAATGGAAATGGAGGTTACCGAGCCGTTGGAAAAGAACATACGGACCATCGGTGAAGTGGACAATGTCGCCAGCTGGTCGTATAACGACCTGGCCATTCTGCAGGTCGAAATGAAGACGACGGTTCCCGACGATGAAATAGAGCAGTGCTGGGATATGCTGCGGCGCAAGGTCTCCGATGCCGCAGCCGGACTTCCCGACGGCACGTCGGTCAAGGTGCAGGACGACTTCGGGTTAGTGTTCGGGATGATGTACACCCTGACCGGCGACGGTGCGGACGAACGCCGGCTCTCCGACTATGCACGGCTCATCCAGCGTGAACTGACGGACATCAAAGACGTGGGGCGTGTCACCATATACGGAGAGCGGGAGGAGTGCATCAACATCGAGATGCTGCCCGAACGCATGGCGACGCTGGGCGTTTCTCCGGCCGAGGTGCTCACCACGCTGCAAGGGCAGAACGGCATCTATTATGCCGGATATTACGATAACGGTCCCAGGCGCGTGCGCGTCACCGTCAACGACAAGTTCCGCGAGGTGGAGCAGATACGCAACATGATCATACAAGGCCACGAGGACGACCAGTTCCGGCTGGGGGATGTTGCCAAGGTCGAAGAGGGTTATGCCACCCCGGTGCGCAACTCGATGGCCTACAACGGAGAGCCCGCGCTGGGTATAGCCGTTGCCGCCGCTTCGGGAACGGATATCGTCAAGGTGGGCAAACAGGTAGAGGAACGCCTCGCGGAACTGAAGGCGGAGCATTTCCCGGCAGGCGTGGAGTATCATAAGGTGTTCTACCAGCCGGAGCGTGTGATGGATGCTCTCGGCACGTTCTTCATCAATCTGATCGAATCGGTCATCATCGTCGTAGCGATACTGATGCTCGTCATGGGGTTCAAGAGCGGGGTCATCATCGGCACGAGCCTTGTGATCATCGTCATCGGCTCTTTTCTGCTGCTCGGCACGATGGACGGCTCCATACAGCGGGTGTCGCTGGCGGCGTTCATCCTGGCCATGGGTATGCTGGTGGACAATGCCATCGTGATCGTCGACGGTATTCTGGTAGACCTGAAACTGGGCAAGCCGCGCCGGGAAGCGATGACTGCCATCGGAAGGAAGACGGCCATGCCGCTGTTGGGGGCCACCCTGATCGCCATTCTTGCCTTCCTGCCCGTCTTCCTCTCTCCCGATACGGCAGGCGTTTATGTGAGGGACCTGTTCATCGTGCTTGCCGTGTCGCTGCTGCTGAGTTGGATACTGGCACTCGTGCATGTCCCGCTAATGGCGAACGGCTGGCTGAAAGCGGATGCATCCGGCCAGAAAGAAGCCGACTTATACAGCGGCCGTGTGTACGGATGGCTGCGCGCCGCTCTGAACTTCGGGCTGCGCCACAGGGTTTTGTCCGTCCTCGTCGCCGTCGTCCTCGTCGCCCTGAGCGCGTGGGGCTACAAGTACATGCACCACGGGTTCTTCCCCGACATGGAGTACGACCAGCTCTACATGGAGTACAAGCTGCCCGAAGGCACGAACTCCACGCAGGTAGCATCGGACCTTGAAGAGATCCGGACCTACCTGCAAAGCCGTCCGGAGATCGGGAACGTGACGACCTCCGTCGGCGGTACGCCCGCCCGCTACAACCTGGTGCGCAGCATCGCCACCCCCTCGCTCTCATACGGCGAGTTGATCATCGACTTCGAGTCTCCCGAGTCTTTGGTGGCGACCATGGACGAGATTCAGCGGGAGCTTCAGCGGCGTTACCCCGACGCCTACGTCAAGTTGAAGCGATATAACATCATGTACAAGAAATATCCCATCGAAGCCCTGCTTACGGGACCCGATCCTGCCGTGCTTCATACGTTGGCGGATTCCGTGCGCATGATTATGGAGCAGTCTCCCGAAGTCTGCCTGATAACCACCGACTGGGAGCCATCCATGCCACTGTTGTCGATAGACTACGAACAGTCGCTGGCGCGTCGTTCGGGGTTGAGCCGCCAGGACATCTCCATGTCCGTGCTGACGGCTGCCGGCGGCATCCCGGTGGGTACTTTCTATGAGGGTGTGCACAAGAACACGATTTATCTGAAATGCGCCGAAGCGGACGGGGCGAATCTGGACAATCTGGAGAATGTCCCGCTTTTCTCGATGATGCCGAACATAAACGGTTTGCTGGATGAAGAGACCCTCCTGAAAATACAGTCCGGAACCGTAGACCGCAGCGATCTCATCGAGTCGGTCATGCAGACCACGCCGTTGAAGCAGGTAAGCCGTGGAGTCGATGTGGTTTGGGAAGATCCGGTTGTCCCGCGCTATAACGGGCAGCGGGCCCAGACGGTCATGTGTTCGCCTGTTCCGGGCATTGAAACGGAGAAAGCACGTACCGCCATTGCCGAAAAGATTGAAAGGATAGAACTTCCCGACGGGTATCAACTGCAATGGAAAGGTGAAAAGGATGCCAGTACGCGCACCATGCACTACCTGTTCAAGAACGTGCCGTTGGGCGTCGTGCTGATGATCGCCCTCCTTATCCTGCTGTTCAAGGACTACCGCAAGCCCGCCATCATCCTTTGCTGCATTCCGCTGTTGGCCATTGGCATTGTCGGAGCCATGCTCCTGAGCGGGCTGACGTTCACGTTTTGCGCCATCGTGGGGGCATTGGGACTGGTCGGCATGATGATGAAAAACTGCATCGTGCTGATGGACGAGATCGGGGAACAGATCGGTGCAGGCGTGGCGCCGGCCGAGGCACTCATAACCAGTTCGGAAAGCCGCCTGAGGCCCGTGATGATGGCCTCGCTTACCACCATTCTGGGCATGATTCCGCTATTGAGCGACTCCATGTTCGGATCTATGGCTGCCACTATTATGGGCGGTCTGCTCTTCTCCACGCTGGCAACGCTGTTCTTCGTCCCTGTCCTTTATGCCATATTCTTCAAAATCAAGATAAAATGAGAAGACTGCTTATATACCTGTTCGCCATACTGCCGTTTGCGGGCTATTCGCAAACGGTTCTGACACTGGATGAATGTGTCCGGCTGGCAAAAGAGAATAACAAACGGATGGAAGCTGCCGAACAACAATTGAAGTCTTCCCTGTATGAAAAGCGTAGTGTGCGGGCTCTGTTTCTCCCCTCCTTTTCACTGACGGGCAGCGCACTGTATTCCACTGCCGACGGCTCCTATTCGAGCGGCATGGGGCAGTTGCCCGTATTGGGAGCTGACGGGGTTCCCACGGGGCAGTCCGCACTGTTTCCGGGCATCGACCTTGCTTACGACCTCGGCTGGATATACGGGGGCGGCGTCAAGGTGGAGCAGCCCCTCTACATGGGCGGCAAGATACGGGCCGGCTACCGCATGACCAGGATCGGTAATGAGATAGCCCGACAAAATAAAAGGCTGACGGAATCGGAAGTGATCGTGGAGACGTCGCGTGCGTACGCCGATGTAGTGCGCACGAACGAACTGATACAGGTTGCGGAGTCTTACCACGACCTGTTGACGGAACTGATGCGCACGGTGGAGAGTGCCCGCAAACACGGTATGAAGTCGCAGAATGACGTGCTGAAAGTGAAAGTAAAGCTGAATGAAAGCGAACTGAACTTGCGCCGTGCGGAAAACGGTCACCGCCTTGCCATGATGAACCTGTGCCACTACATAGGCCGCCCGTTGACAGACCGAATCGAGACGGACGGCGTATTGCCTGACCCCGGACATGCTCCGGTGCGGGACGACGGCATATTCAACCGTCCTGAATACCTGATGCTCGAACAGCAGAGCGACCTGGCAAAACAGAAAGTCGCCATGGCCAGAAGCGAAAGTCTGCCGCAAGTCGGTTTGGTCGGTCAATACGGCTATTTGAACGGCGTCGAGCTGAACGGGCGGAAATTGATTGACAGTTGGAGTTTTCTCGCAGGCATTCAGGTATCCGTGCCTATCTTCAATTTCGGGAATCGTATCAACAAGATAAAGTCCGCAAAGGCACAATATGCGCAGATTCAGGCCGAACGCGAAGATACGAACGAAAAGCTTGCGCTTGAGATGACCCAGTCGTTCAACAACCTCGACGAGGCACTCCTTGAAAAGCGGTTAGCGGAATCGTCCGTCGTTTCGGCGGAGGAGAACCTGCGCGCGAGTCGTCTGCAATACGAGAAGGGCATGGAAACGCTGTCCGACTATCTGGAAGCGCAGACCTTGTGGCAGCAAGCCCGGCAGACACAAGTCGAAGCACGGATAAACTGCTATCTGAAATGGTTGGAGTACCAGAAGGCTGCGGGAAGAATCAACTGACGATGTTTGCCACGGGAGTGCTGAAAATGACGGACCGGATAACCCCGGTACCAAAGTCCATGTGTAAGTGACAACAGCGGAAGTCTTGGAACGTGATGAAACGTGAGCCGGCAAAGTTTTGACATCAGAAGGAACGCTGAATGCCTGCAATAACCGAAGATAAAAAGTGCCGTTTATCGTTCGTGATAAATGGCACTTTTTATAATTTTGCGCCATGATAGAAAACTGCCACTTAAAACATCTCATTGAATTACAGACAAAATCTGAATGTTTGTCCGTACCTTCCAAAACCATTCTTTTGGAAGAAGGGAAAGTTGCGGATAAACTCTATCTGGTCCGTAAAGGCTGTCTGCGGCTGTTTTTCTATAATGAAGGGAAAGATATTACTTTTCAATTCTTTTTCGAGGGGAACTTCGTCGCCTCATTCGACAGTCTATATAAACGCACGCCGAGCCTTTTCTATTTGGAAAGTATCGAGCCGACGGAACTCGCGGCCATAAGAAGAGAGGATTTTTACAACCTGATTGACAATGATTCGTCGCTCAGACAGTTGTATGAGGAAAAACTCATAGACCGTTTTCATGTCTATCAACAGCTATTCCTGTCTCGTATAAAAAATACCCCACAACAGCGATATGAAGAATTGCTGAAAGAGTATCCCGATATCATACAGCGTGTTCCGCAGCATTATATAGCCTCTTATTTGGGCATCACTCCCGTTTCCTTATCCCGCATCAGAAATCGTCGTTAACTTCATTTCTTTACAATTGTTATCGTTCGTGACCAATTGAAATGGCGACCTTTGCATATAAAGTCGTCGATAATTATGAAGAAATTGGGTGCAACCGGACTTAAAGTTTTGAAGATTTGTCATCTTCTTTTTGCTGTCATGTGGATTGGCGGAGTTATGGCATTGGTCTGTCTGCAATTGGGCGTAACCCCTGATACAAAAGAAATGATGTACATGGCAGCCGTCGCCCATTTGATTGTGGACGAGTTTTTTCTCATTCCCGGTGGCGTCGGCATCGTCTTTACGGCTCTAATATATGGCACATTTACCCGATGGGGCTTTTTCAAACAACGGTGGCTTGCAGTCAAATGGATTCTTACCATCTTATTGGTAATTATAGGAGCAGGCTATATGGGGGTGACGATAAAGGAGAATGTCGTATATGCAAAGAATATGCTGTCTGAAAATATCAGTGCTGATGTATATTGGAATAACATCTACCATGTCGCTGCCGCAGGAATAATTCAACTTGTCGGTTTTGTTTATATCGTGGCTATATCGGTCATAAAGCCTTGGAAAAAGAAAAATGCGAATCAACCTGACGAAAAGTGACATCCGGTGTTTTACGAAAATCAGCTTGTACCCGACCCATGCATGCCCTAAAGCGGCTTTTGATTTTTCCCTTCACAGATGAGTTCGTTGTGTTTTTCCATGACTTCCGGAAAATGTCTTTTGATAAAGTCCCTCAAGGCGCAGTCGTTCACACTGAATCGCCGTGCCAGCGATTTTATTCCTTCGGTCGTCGTGCCGTACAAGCGTACCGCCTCTCCGTATTTCTCCATGCTATGACGGGACATCACCTTGCCATCGCCTGTCCGGACCATGCCCTGACGTGCATACAGCTCCGGCTCGTGCTCTTTCAGGTATTGCCTGAAACATTCCGGGTGCAGCCCGAACTCGCCAGCGACCTTGGCCGTAGAGAGTTCGCTCTCTTTCAGCCGTCTGATGGCTTCGGCGTATTTCGCTTTTGTCGCGGGATTGTACTTCCGGACTTTGGACCAGTCAATGGTCATGCCCTCTTCGTAGGGGATATTTTTCCGCCTACATATCAAATCCATGTGCCAGCGGTGTAGATATTCGTAGAATCCCTTTCGCGATACTCCCGTCATTTTGGCTATCCGCAAGGCGGACATCGTGGTCGTGCTATAAAGGCGTACCGCCTCGGCATACTTCTCCTGTATCTCGGGCGAGGGTGCATGAACGGTACCACGACCGGTTATCTTGCCTTTCCGTTTGTGTCCGACGGCTTTCTCGCGTATCTTGATACGTTGCTTTACCGGATGTCGGAACATCGTCCCTCGATTTGTCCGACACGCGTCAAAACGAAAACCCCTCGTCAGCTATGTAAACGACAAGGGGTTTCCAAATATTAGTATCGGTCGGTCTTTCCTATTTTTTACAGCTTGCAGCAAGACCTTTCCAAGTCAGGGCGCTCAATATTGCCCCTACAAACGGAGCCACAATAAAGAGCCACAACTGTCCGAGCGCCGCACCGCCCTCAAACAGGGCCGGACCGATACTGCGGGCAGGATTGACCGAGGTGCCCGTGATAGGTATGCACACGATATGAACCAGAACCAATGTCAGGCCGATTGCCAGTCCCGCGAGATTTCCGGCACCTTTCTGCGGGTCGGTAGCCCCCAGCACTACCAGCACGAAAATAAACGTGAACACCGCTTCTGCGATGAACGCCTGCAAGGCCATGCCCTCACCGTAACTGTTCGCGCCCGTCATTGTCGGCCCTCCATGTGTACCGGCCGATACCAGCAGACAGAGAATGGCAGAACCGATAACGGCCCCGATCACCTGAAACAATATGTACATCCCTGCATCCTTGCCATTCATGCGCCCGCTCAGGAACACGCCCAGCGTGATGGCCGGATTGATATGGCAACCCGATATGCCCCCGATGGCGTATGCCATCGCCACGACTGACAGACCGAATGCAAGGGCCACTCCTAATGTCCCCACACCGGCACCTACCGTACCTGCGACATTACCGGCGAATACCGCGCTGCCGCAACCCATCAATACGAGAACCATCGTTCCCAGCATTTCTGCAATGTATTTCTTCATAGAATTATGGATTAAAATATAAACAATATCGCAAATATATGACTTTTAGTGTTATTTTATAACCGTTCGATACATTTTTTAACACAGGTTCCATTGGAGACTGCGACAGGCAATCCGCACATTACGAGAGTAATGCCTACTTTATTTTGATATACTCCGAATACTTTATCTCCACATACGGGTTGTCGCTGGATATGGTCTGGTGTAGGGCCTTGACCCGTTTCCAAAACCACCAGCCTCTATATTCCACCCATACAGCCTGATTGAGCGTTACGGGAATCCGGATAGAGCCCTTCAGCCGTTCGTCCTCGATGATGCCCGACAACTCGATATGGGGTGTCAGCATTTCAACTTTTTGCCGAAGTATGGGTGCGGTATCCCGTATGATGATGGTATCCCGCACTATGGCATCAATGGGACCGGTCACCTCCATGTCGTGTCTTGCCGCCGCTTCGAGGTTCTTGACCTTTATCCCGAGTCGTTTGATGGTCGCGGCATCTTCCGCGCGGAAACGTTTATATTCGTCGAGCGTCAATTGCAGGGTTTTCGCATCGAGGGCCATCGTTGCCGAATCCACCTGCATGCGCTTCACCTCCGAGAGCAGAGCTGTGGTGTTCGACAGGTAGCGGTCACGCTCGGACTTCAAACGGACAGTATACCGATACTGGAGCCATACGGCACCTCCGAGCAGCACGACGGCAACCAACAGACATTTGACAAGAATCTTATTCATAAGACACCGAACTTTCGGGGATAAACCATATAAATTCGTCCAGATACGCCTTTTCGAGCAGCACCAGTCCGCCCCGGTTTCTGCTCCGGCCATCGGACAGGTCTTCCACGACCAACCCGCGCCGGCCGACCAGTTCTTCGAGTTTCATCTCTGACAGTTCCGCCGAGGCTGCGATTGTAATGTACGTATTCTTGACCATGTCTACCTCCCGTTGTAGTGGTTACTGTGTTCCAACAGCGAGCGTATGTCCTCGCGTATCTCGTGCAGGTCGTTCTGGATGGAGTTGAACTGCGTCATCGTCGCCTCGAACACGGCCTTGTCGAGCTTGATGGCGTCGATGCGGTCGTACTGGTCCTGAATCCTCTCTTCTATTTTCCCGCAGCGCTGTTCCAGCTCCGAAATCTGCCGGGTGTTGTTCAGGTGCTGGATGTACATCGTCAGCACGAACGAGAGCACGACCGTAATCATCTTGAAGTGCTTTATTACAAACTGTTTGAACTGTTCCATATCTGTTTTATTCCATTAGTAGTGTGAATGCTTCCCTGACGGCCCGCAGCAGGGCTTCCGCCGCGGCGCTGTTCCAGAACCCGTAGATGACAAGGGCGACCATGATCGCCAGATAGATCCACCAGGCAACTTCCTTGCGGTCAATCCTGCGTTTGCGTCTCGTCATCTCGGGAAGGGTTTTGCGGTACGATCACATTGAAAATCACGTTGCCGTCACTGCCCTCGATACGCAGGCGGTTCTCCTCCTTGTGCCTGATGGGGAATATCTCCATCAGTGCCTTGGCGGCATTGACCGACACGGCCCGCAGCGGCGCGGGAGAGAGCGGTACGCCGAAACGGTCTGTATAGTCCGTCGTGGCGGTCTCGTCCATGACGGCTTTCAGGGTCTCGGTGACCTGCAGTTTTACCGCCATCGTCTCCATCTCGAACCGCTCGGAGGAGAGCAACGCCTTGATATGCGCCAGTACATGCGGTTTGTTCATCAGGTAGTTGGCTGCGGAATTGGGGTTCTTCGCCGCCTTGTCTCCGAATACCTCGACATAGCACTTCTTCGGACGCCCGGCATATTCCAGCCCGCCGTTCACGTAGAGCTCGCAGAATCGCATCTCCTCGTCGGTAAGCGGCTTCGTCTCCTTGTTTTCCTGTATGTGATTCGTCTGTTGCGACATATTTCTCTTTTGTTAAAGAGTAGGCGGATTATCCACGGGAGGTTTTACGAAATCCCTTTTCTCGTTGATAAGCTGCTCGATGAGCGTGTCGTAGAAAACCTGCGCCAGCGCGTCGGCGCACGCTTCGGCATCGGCGAGCGAGTTGATAAGGCGCATGTTGAACCTGATTTCGAGGTCGTAGCCCGAAATGACGGCCATCAGCTCATTGCCGTCATAGCCCAGTGCTCCGTAGGTCATGCGGTCGGCCGTGCGGAAGGTGATGGTCTCGGGAACCTGCTGCGCAGTATGTTGCTTTTCCTGTTCCATGTTATATCTTGAAGTATTTACGTGTCTTCTCCTTTTTCTGTATCATATCTCCGGCAGTCCCCTCCGTGTTTCGCAGGCGTGAGGTATAGACGCCCAGTATGTCGAGCGTCGCGGTGACGTCGGCCGCCGCGTCGTGAGCATCGTCCAGTTCCACCCCCAAACGTGCCGCGATCAGTTCCAGCTTGTAGGAGGAAACCTCCGCATCCGCGGCGAATGCCAGACGGCCAATGTGCAGCGTGTCGATATAATGGGGCTGGAAGTTGCCGTAGTAGTCCTTCGTTCCGGCGAAGGTTTTCTCGAACTCGGCCATCAGCCCTGCATAATTCATCATCTGCTGCAGGAAGCCGACATCGAAAGCGATGTTCTGCCCGATAAGCACGGGTCTGCATTGTTTGCCGCCGCAGAGCGTGTTCCGTGCGGCAAATGCGATGACCTCTTCGGCAATTTTCCGGATGTCCGCGCCCTGCGAGCGGAGCAGGTCCATCGTAATGCCCGAATATTCCAGGGCTGTTTGTTCGTACTTCATGGGTACGGATTCCTCCCGGGCCTGCTCGTGCCGCGTGCGCAGTACTTTCTTTTTGGGCAGACCCGCGTCCTGACGGCAATAAGGCGCGACATACGCCTCGTAGCGTTCCATGACCTGCCACGTGTCGAAACGTACCGCTTGCAGGGACACCTGCGTGCAGGCGCATTCGCGGCAGTCCAATCCTCCGGTCTCGAAGTCCAGACCGATTCCCGTATATATCTTCTGTTCCGTTTTCGGTGCCATATCGTTGTTATTGAATGAATAGAAGTGAATTTTTGGTCATCTGCAAGGCATTGCAACCGTTGTAGTCGCTGTAACGTATCATAGCCGTGAGAATGACGACCTTGCCCTTGAGCGAGAGTATCTCCGTACGGTGCGCTATATAATAATCGTTCCAGCAGACACACTCCGTGAGATGGTTGTTTTGTGAGAGTGTCAGCTTGGCGAAGCGTTTTCGCTGACCCGTTTCACGGTCCTTGTAGCTGTGCTCGGCCACGTCCACGACCGTGGCGCAGACGGCGGCACGCCGCCCGTCATTCTCGTCGCGCGAGACCTCCTCCAGCGAAAGGTAGGATGCTTTCCCCCTGACCGTCTGACGGGCTTCCGAGCTGTCGAAGATACGGCGGTAGTCGATGGAACCGATGCCCGACACGGCGATCTGCTGCTGCGACCAGAAGTAGTGCTTGTCCCGCATTTCCGCAGGGAAGTCCTTATCCGAAAGGGAGAACCCCAACTCTTTCGCCGCCCGTTCCAGTACGGCATAGCGTTCCGTTACCGCCCGTACATTCTCGATGCGGTCGAAGCAGCCTGCCAGAATCATGTTTTTGATATGGCGGGCATTGACCGGTACTTTCACCGCCTCGTCCGGATTGTCCGGGTCCTCCCAGTAACAGTATTTTTTGAGCTTGTAGCGGAAGATGCGGTGAATGAAGTTCTCGATACACTCGAACTTGCCGCGGGTACGTTCCGAAACGATATATTCCACCGTTTTTATTCCCACCTGCCTGATGCGGGTCAGGGACCAGAAGATTTCGTCAGTGGCGTAATCGGTGAAGAATTCTACTCCCGAACGGTTGATATCCGGCGGCACGATCTTCGCCGCCGAGCAGCGTTCCATCTCCGCCATCAGCGAGGGGATCTCCTTGTCATCTGCCCATTGCAGTGCCACGGTGTAGAATGCCGACGGGTAGTTGGCTTTGAGCCACGCCCCGCAGTAAGCCGTCAGGGCGTATGCCGCTGCATGGGAGCGGTTGAAGGAATACTTTCCCGCCACCTCGATCTTGTGCCAGATTTCTTCCGCCTCATAATCCGGGCAGCCATTGCGGACAGCTCCTGCTATGAAATCTGCTTTGAGCGTTGCCATCAGGTCGGCTTTCTTTTTGCCGATGGCTTTGCGCAAGAGGTCGGTTTTGCCCAGGTCGAACCCTCCGAGCGTATGGGCGACGGACATGAACTGCTCCTGATAGACCATGATGCCGAAGGTGTTGTTTGTCGCCTCGTAGCACCCATAGTTGTATACCGGAGCTACTTCGCCGCGACGGAAGCGGATGTAGTCTTCTGTTGCTCCGATATCGAGCGTTGCCGGGCGGTACAGGGCATTGATGGCGATCATGTCCTCGATGCAGTCCGGCCGTACGTCCTGAATGAAGCGCGTGATACCCGGTGAGGAGAACTGGAAAACATTCTGCGTGTTCCCTTCCGAGAGCAGCCGGTAAGTCTTTTCATCCTCCAGTTCCCGACCTGTAATCCGTTCGATGGAGAGGCTTTGTCCGTAGTGTTCATTTACGAGCCCGATAATCGAATTGAGTTTGGCAAGTTCCTTCGTCGCCAGCACGTCCTCCTTCAACAATCCGATCTCATCGACTGAATATCCGTCGAACTCCGAGACAAGCACGCCGTCCATCTCGCGTATGGGCAGGAAATCGAAACACTCCGCCGGTTTCCCATTCCGAGTTTCAGGCGTGACGATGATGGCCGAGGCGTGTATCGATGCCGCCTTGGGCTGTCCGAGCACGAGGCGCACCTCTTCGATGACCTCGGGATAGGTCTGGATAAAGTCCTTCAATTTCTTATTGACGGCAGCCTGCCTGAACAGCCCCGTCCAGTCCGTTCCGTCATCGAGCATCGCGGTAATGTAGTTCACCGTGCCGTGCGGCACGCGATGCACGCGGGCGACATCCTTCAGGGCGGCCTTGAGCTGCATCGTGGTGAAGGTTCCCGCGGAGAAGACCCGTCTGCGGCCGGCCGTATTGTACCGCTCTTCGAGATACTCCTTGATCTCCTGACGGCGGTCGGAGGCATAGTCTACATCGATATCGGGGAGCGATGCATGTCCTCCCGATACCAGTCCTTTGTTCACAAAACAATCCGTCACCGTTATCGGTGATGCGGTCTTTCTGATATGGATATCCGTCACTTTCATCGAAAATATTTCTTATATCGTATAATGGCGCTTACCGTCTGTCGGCAGACGCCGTACTTTCGGGCGAGTGTCTCCTGCGAAATCCCGCCGGCATGATACATCACCCGTATCTCTTCCGCCTGTGCGTTGGTCAGCTTGGCATTGCGGCTTTTCTCGCCGTAGTCGTTTTTCAGCCCGCCCGCAATGGCATGTTCCATGTTGCGTTGGTGCGTACACATTTCGAGGTTGTCCGCCGCGTTGTTGCAGCGGTTGCCGTCGATATGGTTGATTTCCAGTACAGGGTCCCAGTCCGGCAGGAAGTGCTCGGCCACGAGCCGGTGTACGGAGAACTTCGTCCCGACACCGCCCTTGTAAAGCCTCACGCGGTCGTAGAGCGATGTCGTGCCGCACCAGGGGCACAGGATGCGTTCGGGCTGCGTCCAGGTGATGCCGTCATGCGAGACCTCCCGTTCGAGGCTCTTGACACGTCCCTTATTGCTGATCTGGTATCTTCCTTCATAATTCCGAATGTCCACCCAGATTTCCGGAGTGTCATCCATTGGCTATCCTGTTGTATGCCGTTTGAAAAATCGCTTCGTCTATCTCGATGCCGACAAACCGCCGTCCGGTATTGCGGCATGCCACGCCGGTACTTCCGCTCCCCATGGCGAAGTCAAGCACCGTGTCGCCTTCGTCGGTATAGGTGCGGATCAGGTATTCCAGCAGGGCGACGGGCTTCTGCGCGGCATGCAGGCACGACAGCTGCTTGTCGGTCTTGTATGTCAGCACGCTGCGCGGGTAACGCTCCGTGGAGACGTAGTCCCGGTAGTTGTCATGTCGGCGGTATATCTCTCCCTGCTCGCATTTGAGCTGGTGGACGGCCATGACGACTTTCCGTTTATGCCCGCCGGTCTTCATCGGATTGTACTTGGGCAGCCGGTCATAGAAGACAAGAATGTCCTCGTGCGCCTTCATCGGCATGCGCCGGGCATTGAGGAATCCCGTCGGCTGTGTCTTCTCCCATACCCACGAGTAACGCAGCCGTTTCAGGTTCGACGAGCCCAGCACGCTGGTGAAGGGCTGCTGACAGAACAGCAGCACCGGTGTCCGAGGCAGGGAGACGCCTTTCAACTCTTTCCACATCTTCGGAATGTCGATGACGGCATCCCAGCGGCAGTGCGTGGTGCCGTACGGCGGGTCGGCAAAGATCATGTCCGCCGTCAGGCCCTGAGCGGCAAGCCGCGGAAGCACTTCGAGGGCATCGCCCCGGTAGAGGTCGCAGCCGTCACAGGGACGGCGGTGTTCGTAGTTCGGATTCATGGATTTCGCACTCCTTTAAGTTCCACAGCAAATCTCGGCGGTCGAAAAGGATCTCATCGCCACGAATCAATTCATCGGCATATATCGTCAGCTCCTTGCCACTGCGGACAATCCTCAGCCGGGCGTCCCGGCACAGACGGTAAGTCGCATCGTTCATCGTTATCTCCACATACCGCTCTCCGCACGGAACCGTTATGTCCGGAGCCAGCACCGTCAGCTCCTCCTTCCAGACGAGCCCGCAACGTTCCGGCACGAGGAAGCGGGAGAATATCAGGTCGTATTTCAGCGGGTCGATGGAGGTTATGCCGAGCAGGTAGGCGACCAGCGAACCGCCTGCCGAGCCGCGCCCGATACCCGTCGCTATGCCGCGCCGATGCGCCTCCCGCACCATGTCCCACTGGACGAGAAAATAGTCCACGTTGTCTGTCGATTCGATGATATAGACCTCCTCGTCCAGCCGTTCCCGATAACGCCTGTGTTCCGGTGCCGGGACTTTGGCGTCGAGCCCATCATCCAGCAGACGCAGGAACATCGTGCGACGGTCGCCGTAGCTTTGCCGCTCCTCGGGACGCATGCGGTACTCGGGCATGAACATCCTGCCGGTCTCGAATACGGCTTCGGCACGTTCCGCAATCTCTACCGTATGCCCGCACATACGGCTGAACAGGGCGTCGAAATCCCACTTCGCGGAGAAGAGCGGGCGGAGCGTATCGTAGTGTTCGTCCACGTTCTTGAAATACTGGTCGTCGCTTTGCTCATGTGCTGCCCCCGAAGCGATCTTGTTCAGCACGGTCTTCGAGACGGCATCGTCCCGGTCCGGATAGTAGCAGTCTGAGATAAGGATCGGTTCGACTGTAAAGGAATCGGTTGCGGCATCGTAACATTTCTCGAAATAATGTTGCAGGGCGAGCAGCCGTTCCCTGTCGATACGGTCGGCCTTGTACTCGCTGCCGTCCACCTGGTAGTAGACCGCCTCGAAACCTTGTCGTATCCGTTTCAGATGCCCGGGGTGAGCGGTCATCCAGTAGACCGAGCAGGTGGCGAATACCAGCACGCAACCGGCGGCGCAGGCCAGCAGCCGGCCATACGCCAGCACATGGCGTTCGGAATCGACCATAACAGCACGCTGGATGCGCAGCAGGTTGTGCAGCCCTTCATCGGTCAGGGCGTATACCTTGACCTCGACCCGCTCCTCTTCATGCTGCATCGTCAGCGTATAGCCGAAGATGTGTTTCAAACCAGCCTTGGAACACTCCTTCTGGATGTTGAGCGTAGCGGCCATCGTGTTGCGGTCTGCGATGCCGGCGGCCGTATGCCCGAGCCATTGGGCTTTGCGGCACCATGTCTCCAAGGACCCGGAGGCGTTCAGCAGTTCGTAAGGCGTATGGATTCCCAGATTCACGAACGGGATATCGTGCTTCGGCGGCTTCGGACAACCGATGTATTTGAGGATGTTGAAGCGGAACGCTTCGCGCAAGTCGTAGTAGTACCAGTTCCGCCCGAACGGGAACGCGACATGAAAAATACCTTCCTCCATCAACACCTCCGGGCTTTCCAGCAGGTTGAAGGTTAGTGTGTCGCCCTCGCCCCGGAAAATCGAGCCCACACCCGACAGGTCCGCCACGAAGAGGCGCCCGAAATCGGGAATATTCACGACCTCCCTGTCTACAATCGTATAGTCTATGTTTTGGGCATCGAGCCACGTCACGAGTTCTCCGGTCATCGTTCCTGTACTTTTCTGAGTCTGTATTCAATCGGTGTCAGCAGACGATAGGCGAACGTTTCGTAAATCTCCCGTCCGCTCATCTCGTCCCAGTCCTTATGGGCGTCGGCAATATCGGCGATGAAAACCTCGAAATAGGGTCTCAGTCGTTCCGCTGTACGCTTGACGGCTTCCACGGCATCCCCGTCATAGCCGATGATGACCGTTCGGACACCTTTCGATTGCAGTTTGAAAATCTGCACGTCGGAGATTTTCTTTCCGAAGGTCGCCACGGCGGCAATATGCGGATTGTCGTAAAGTTCCAGCTTGCGCGTCAGGGCGACGACGTCGAAGATTCCTTCTGCAAGAATGACCGTATCGGTCTCGTTCTCACGGATGGCATCGCTGTTATAGAGCATCTTGCTGAAATCGTTATCCGTGGAGTTGCGGTAGCGCAGAATCTTATAATTCCCCGAAAGTTTCGCCTTGCGGTTGCAGGCGTCGATAGTCTCTTTAGACCAAGTGTGGCGGGCGACGTATCCCACGACTTTCCCGCCGTCGATAACGGGGAAGATCACATAGTCCGCAAAGCGGGAGTTGAGCCGGCCGGTCACACCGACCGGGAAATACTCGTAGTCGTCGAAAAGGAATCCCCTCTCTTGCAGGTACGGGTGGCGGAAGGTACGCTTGTAGAAGTCCGGCAACGACGCGGGAAGCAACCGGTCGTCGAGCTCCTCCGCTTCGGGGGACAATAGAAGTCGGTTCTCCAAAGGTGCGTCGATGTCGGCCGTGGGAGTAACCATCAGGTCCATGCGGCCGATGGCTGCGAGCAGCTGTTCGAGGGTGCGGGTCGAAGCGCCGCACGAGAAGCAGTGCGCCATGAAAGGCGTGCGGCGGGCGGTCTGCGGTCCTATGTAGATGCCGAACTTGCCGCCCGTCTTGCCGCAGAACGGGCACCGCGGGACAAGCAGGTTCTTGCCCCCGCCGTCGCATTTGGCTCCCGTCTCGCGGACGATTTCCGAAACCAAGTATTGCTGTTCCTGTACCGATAGCTCCATATTAAGGTATAGCACCGGTTGCTGCAGCGAGGTTTGAAAGGACTCCGGAAAAATGAAGCAGCCCGCCCCGATTCGGCGGAATTACATAAGATAGATCTTTATAGATGTGTGATAGCGACGGACTTATGCATTTTACAAGAAAATTGCTCTCTGATTGAGCATTTTTCGTCTCATTTTTGCTCAATTAGTGAGCATTTTTGTATATTTGCAGAAAAATATTTTGAATATGAATCGATTACAGGACAGATACAGCAAGCTGCTGTTGGAGACGGATCCCCGTTTCCATCGGTATATGTACGACCGCATCGGCTGGAACAGCCGTATGATCGGACTGACCGGACCGCGCGGTGTGGGCAAGACGACACTCGTATTGCAATATATCAAGGAGAACTTGCCGCCCGATACCTCGCTGTACGTCACGGCCGAGGATTTCTACTTTGCAGACCATCGCCTGTTGGATCTGGCCGACGATTTCGTCAGACATGGAGGCAAGCACCTTTTCATCGATGAGATTCACCGTTATAAGGACTGGTCGAAGGAGTTGAAACTCATGTACGACTACCATCCCGAATTGCAGGTCGTATTTACCGGTTCTTCGGTGCTCGACATCAACAAGGGGGTCTCGGATTTGAGCCGCCGGGCTGTCATGTACCACATGCAGGGGCTGTCGTTCCGGGAGTACCTGCTGCTTTTCCACGACATGAAGTTTCCCGTATATACGCTGGAGGATGTCCTGCGGCATAAGGTGGAGATTCCGCCGCGGTTCCACCCGCTCCAGTTCTTCCCCGATTATCTGAGACAGGGGTATTATCCCTTCTCTCCGGAAAATCAGGGCATACACATCCAGCAGATCGTGAACCTCGCCCTCGAATCGGATATACCGCAATATGCGGGCATGAATGTCTCCACCGGACGGAAGTTGAAACGGCTGCTGGCCATCATAGCCAAAAGCGTACCCTTCAAGCCCAATATCAGCAGCATTGCCGCGGCACTGGGTGTGAGCCGCAACAGCGTGGCCGATTATTGTCTCTACATCGAGGAGGCGGGACTTATCGCGCAGCTTCGCGACGACACGGGCGGAATACGCGGATTGGGGAAAGTGGATAAGATATACCTCGACAATACGAACCTGATATACAATCTCGGAGGAGAGGGAGCCGAAATCGGCAATGTCCGGGAAACCTTCTTCTTCAACCAGATGCGGGTGGGTCACGATGTAATCAACTCTTCCGTCTCCGACTTTATGATCGACGGCTTTACGTTCGAGGTCGGAGGGCGCAGGAAAGGGAAGAAACAGATCGAGGGCGTCCCGAACGCTTTCGTCGTCAAAGACGACATCGAGTTCGCCTCCGGCAATACGATACCGCTCTGGCATTTCGGATTCGACTATTGACGGCGTTGAAGTTCAACAGCATCGGTTTGAAATGTTTGGAAAAAGAATCCCGGATAAGGCGATAAAATCATGGCGGACCATTTTATCGAAAGTATAAAGCGTACCGTCTTGTCGATTAGACAAAAAAACGCTATTTTTGTCCAATCGAAAGGACAATATTATGAATAAAGAAATTTTAAGATCGGTATTGGCTGATAATCAGGTCGAGATACCAAGACATGATGTCATACCCCGTAAATTCGAATTTGAGGAGTTCGGAAACTATGTATTCGTCGGAATACGACGGGCCGGTAAATCATATTTGCTGTATCAGCGTATCCAGCAGCTCCTTTCTTCCGGAACAGGCTGGGATGAAATTCTATATATCAACTTTGAGGATGAGCGGTTGGGGACAATGACCGCCGAGGACCTCAATCTTTTATTGGAAGTACACATGGAGATGTACGGCAAACGCCCTGTATTGTTCCTTGATGAGATCCAGAACATTGAAGGCTGGGATAAGTTCGCCCGTCGGTTGGCAGACTCCAAATATCGTGTCTACATAACCGGAAGCAATGCCAGAATGCTCAGTAACGAGATTCGCTCGACACTCGGCGGACGTTACATTGAAGTGAATGTGTTCCCATATGATTTCAAGGAATTTCTCAATGTAAAAGGGATTCATCTTACTCCTACCACTTTATATGCGACTCAACAGCGTTCGGAAATACTAAGGGCTTTTGATGACTATTTTCATCATGGAGGATTTCCGGAAGGGGCAGGACTGAGCTCGAAGCGGGACTATCTGTCAAGTGTATATCAGAAGATATATTTGGGAGACATTGCCACCCGTCATGCCGTTGAAAACACTTTTGCCCTGAAAGTGCTGTTCAAGAAGATTGCCGAAAGTGTAAAACAGCCGATATCATTTACCCGGTTGACGAATATTGTGTCGTCTACCGGTATAAAAGTCTCAAAATCAACGGTGATAACTTACATGGAATATGCAAAAGACGCATGGCTGGTTACCGCAGTTCACAACATCGCCGGAAAATTGGTAGACAAGGAGACTAACCCCAAATACTATTTTACAGACAATGGGATATTGAATCTTTTCCTTCTTGATCCGGAAACCTCTTTGTTGGAGAACATGGTTGCCGTCAATCTGCTGCGTAAATATGGCAGAGAAGATGCCGTTTATTTTTACAACCACGGCGTAGAGGTGGATTTCTACATTCCGGAAGAGGAGCTGGCTATCCAGGTCTGTTATTCTCTTACTGACACCGAGACTTTTGACAGGGAGATCAAGGCTTTGTTGAAACTGCCGTCGGCTGTTTCCTGTAAAAAGCTTATGGTAATAACAAGGGATGAGGAACGGATGTTGGAGATTGACGGAACCACTGTCGAAGTAGTTCCAATCTGGAAATGGCTTTTATCCTGACGAAGAAATAAATGCCATTGAAGTTCAACAGCATCAACGGCAGGGCGATACAAAGTGAGTAATTGTATATTGACGGTTCCATTTTTATTTCTGATTCAAATCACACACAAAAATACAAAGAATAGGTTGAATCATGAATGGAATACCGCAAAAAAGTAATGTTTTTCAAGCGCTCTATTCCCTGTTCAGGTTCAGCGTCCTTTGACTGTCGTAGAACACCTCGTTGTCATAATCCGTGGCAATCTTGATGGTATCACCCTTCTTGAAGAAGCGGCTCTTGGCTACGTGCAGGCGCATGACGTTCTCTTTGCGTTCGGCCGCGGACTGGTTGAGCGAGATCAGGTGCGTGCAGGGGCGCGACAATCCTTTGGCCTCGGAACAGTTGTACTCCGTGAGCACGTTCCTCTCGTCGTTGAGCCATTCGCGGTCCTCGATGGTGGACTGGTAGGTCACCACCATCCACACTTTCTCGTCCGATGCAAGGTCTTTCAGGTCATTGGCCACGGCGATCCGTTTCGCCCGTTCATGGCTCGCGTCCCACGCACGGCGTGCGGCGTCCGTCAGCAGATCCATCGAGTCGATGATGACGATATCGGGGTTGTGCCCTTTGAGCTTGCGGTACTCGGATATGCCGTTCTTGATGTCGAGTGTCGAGACCTGTGCATTGAAACGCGGGTAACTGCGTACGGTGATACTGCCCGCGTATGCAAGCACCTGCTTTTCCAGATGCCGCATCTCCGTGTCGGAAATCTTTCCCCGCTCGAAGTAGTAGGCGTTTTTGGAGATCAATCCACCGGAATAGGCATTCAGCGCTTCCTCTTCCGAGCCTTCCAACTGGAAATGCAGTACGTGCAGCCCGTCGTCGATGTCCGCCCTGACGCCTATCCATTTGGCGATATGGGATTTCCCGACACCTGTCGATGCGAGGAAGCAGGTTAATTGTCCCCGCAGGTTGCGCCCGGCATTCAGAGCATCGAGATACGGGATGTAGAACCGCGATACGCGGGGCGCCGTCGAGCGCTCCTCTTCCTCCTCGCGGCGGCGGTTCCGCTCGAACCGTTCCGAGAAGGTCTGGGCGACATCGATAAAAGAGGTGCTTTTAAGTGTAAATCCCGCCAGCCATTCGGCATATTCCCGCAGCGCCTTCTCCGCCTTGTCCTGCCGGTTCTCGTTGTAGAGTTTCCCCACCTCGGCATAGACCGCCTGCAACCGCACACCCTTGATGTAGCTTTCGAGCATGTCGGTCATCACCTCGGCGCTCTGTCCCTCGTCATACTCGCGGAAGGTGTCGATCAGTTCAATGGCGTCGTAGTCCTCCTGAAAGGTCTGCGCCAGCACGGCATACGACGGCGGCGTCTTGTAGGTGCGGTAATGCGCGGCGATGCTCTCCTGCACCCGCTGGAAGGAGCGGTCCGGCAGATATTCCTTACGCATGTGACGTGCGAGTATGCCACACAGGGTCTCCTGCCTGAGAGCCGTGGCATACAGTTCGTAGAGGAATTCCGCGCTCAATGGATTGGTCGTGCTCATACCTTAGCCTCCTTTTCCCTTTTATTCCACGCCTCGCAGCGGATACGATACAGTTCCGGGTAAAGGGCAGCTGTCCTGCGCCGGCAACGTCCGGCATGGGCACAATGCCGACAGGAGGGAGAAAAGGGCGTCCACAGCAAAGTGGACATACCGCACACGGCATAGCCTGCTTCGGTCGAGAGCAGGCGCCGCTTGGTCGTCTCTTCATACTCCGGATAGATGAACCGTTCGAACGGATGCCGGCTGCGGTCCTCGACGAGTGCAGTGATCCCGGCACGCGACAGGGAGAAGCTTTTCAGCCACCTGTCTTCATGGCTGCGACGCTGTCTGTCCGAGTGCAGGTAACGTTCCACCGCCCGCTTCCCGAACGAGTGCGTGACATCCCACCGGAAACGGTAGTCCGCGGTGAAACCGGAGATGGCGAATACCTGACAGATGCAGAAGTCCGCCAGACGTTCCGCACTGACGGGAGCCAGCGTGTCGAAGCAGGCATCCAGCACCCTTCCCGCGCGGCCGCCCGCAGGGAAGATGAAATCCTTCCACAGCGTCATACACACGAGGCGGGTGAAGAGCCTCCGGCTGTTATTTCTCCACTCGTCTCTCTCCATTGCGGGTCAAAAGGTTGCGCAGCTGTGACTTCGCCAGAAACAGACGGCTCTTGACCGTCTCGATATTCCGGGTCTGGAGCGTCCCGTTCCGATAGGTAATCTCCATGATTTCGCCTATCTTGTATCCTGCCTGTTGCAGCAGGAACGCTTCCCTGTAAATCGGTTTGAGCCGGTCCAATGCCCAAAGGATATCGTCATTGTAGAACTCCCGGTAGTTGTCCATGCCCATGCAGTTCTCCGTCGGCTCGTCCTCGGCGAGCAGTGTCGAGCGCAGCTCCCCGATCTGCGCATTGTCATCCGCCGGTGTCCGGCTGCGGTTCCGGGTGTTCAGGTCGGCGACAAGACGCTTCGTGACGGCATAGATCCACGTTTTCACGGGACGTGCCGGGTCGTACGAGTCCATGTACTTGAAGAAATTCGCAAGGGCCTCTATGTAGTTGTCCTCAATATCCTCCTGATTGAAGGTATATTTGATGCAAATGCTGTATATCAGATTTTTATGGGGCATGACATACTTCCGTAGAAGTGCTGCCCTCCGTCTTGCGGATTCATCCCCTGCGGATGGATTCGCTGTAAATACATCTTTCTTTTCCACACTTTCACTGACTGAAAAGAAGTTGATAGCTAATCTCTTGTCCCAATCTGTCAGCTTCGGTGAGCGTCAATTAAAGGGCGGGCGGCAGCCTCACCGCCGCCCGAATCTCAAAAACTTGTCATCTTACAATCTGTGTCTGCGTATGTAGTAATAGAACAGGTGGCAGGCATCGGCGGCGTTGTCGTCCACCGGCACGATGCCGTATTTGCTCTTGCATGCAGCGATCATCTGCGCCTTGGTGGCGTGTCCGTCTCCCGTCGCCCATTTTTTGAGTGTGGCGGGATTGACGAACTCCGGTTCGGGAAGGTCCAGCTCGTCGCAGACTTCGAGTAAAATTCCCCGCAGTTCCGCCAAACGGCGCATGTCGTAGAAGTGGCGGTTCATCGACACGTCCTCGGCCGCGACCTGCCGGATACCGTAACGGCGCATATAAGCGAGGAGCATCGTGCGGAACGTGCCGTGCATCTTGTTGCCGTTGCGGCGTTTCGACTCCGTGAAATTCCATACGCCGGCCTCGTGCAGCGAGAAGTAGCCGGTGTGCGTGGCGATGTCCAACGCCAGCACCTGCTCCCTTGTCAGGAGGCTATTCCCCGATTCGAGATTCTCCATTTTCCTTGACGATTACCAGTTTATGGGGATAACCCTCCGCGACGTTCCCGTGCGATACCACCAGTACGGTCCCGCCGAGGGCGTTCAACGCCTCGAACATGGATGCCAGTCCCGCTTCATCCACCGCTTCCAGTATCTCGTCGAGAACGAGCAGGTCCAGCCCTTTTTCATCGTCGCAGTTGGCGTTGACGAGTTTCTGCATGGCAAGGATTGTCGCCAGATTCACACGGGCGGCTTCGCCTGCCGAGAACT